TTTACAATATACTCGTTAGGCTCTGCCGTTATACTTACGTTGTAGGTCGTAGTTGTTACTGCTATATCTATTTCTGTTGCCATTATCTTGTAATATCACATTCAATTAAAAACTCTCCTTTAATCCAAGTATAAACGTCGTTATCCGCTTCTTTTATTTGAATATCATACTTGTAATTTCCCGAATCAATATCAATAATCTGTTTATTAATTTTAAACTGACCTTGTGCGGCATTTGTAATTGTTAAACCTGCGCTTGCAACTGAAGTCAAATCTAACGCAACTACGCCACCACATTCAGTACGTAACTGCATACGAATTATAAACCCAGTAAGGTTTAAATCGACATTGTCAATTTTAATTCTAAAACCTACTTCTTCAAACGTGTCGCCTTTGTAATGTTGGAAGTTTAATCCTGCCATCTTCTATTTTTTTTAAAAATATTTCTAATTTTTTTACGTTTTCCTTTTTAGGTTCGTATTGCTTTTTATAAATACCATCCGCCATAATCTGCATTTTTATCAGGGTAAACATCATTATTTGAGTTACTCAAATACTCAGGAAAATCGCTAGAATTAAAACACATATAATCAATAAATCTTCTCGTATAATGTTGCGCAGTATCTCTAGCTTTTTCAATTAAGGAATCCACTTCACTTTTATCTACGGTTTGACTATTTTCTGCCCCGTGTTTGTACAGTCCTTTATTTCCTATGATGTAAGAGGCATAAGGCAAATACTCAACCATAGTCCATTGTATAGTCATTGGTTTAATATAATCGTTCACAAGTGATAAATACGGCTCCTGTAAATCACTAGCTAAAATATCTTCGCTAATTTTATTAAAGAGTTTAGTTCCTAGATAATTTTGAATGTAAATATCTTGTGCTATTTTAACGAACTGAATAAATTTATCTACATCTACGTTTCCGTTTAATGCAGTAAATCTTTTAACATCATCTGTACTTACAAAAATTGCTATTGCCATAATTTAATTGTTTGGATAAAACCCCTCGTTAGGCATATCTTTAGGCATCATTGAAACTTCTTTAGGGTTTCTAATTCTATAGCCTGCTTGCTCTGCTTTTGCTATTGAAATAGCCGTTGCGTTTGGATTTGTAACATCTACCTTAACACCGCTTACATAGGTTTGTCTAACCCACTTATGATGACATCTTGCTCCGCCTTTGTAAAGAAATAAATTGTAGGATTGTCCATCATGACCAAATCCCGCATTAACTACATTACTATCTGTATTTATAATATCTTCTTTGCGATACAATTTATCACTTGACATCATTTTTTTACAGAAATCTCTTTGTGGTGATGGATTGCCAGTATATTTATAACGAGTGATAAAGTTTAAACCATCAATTTTTTTGTCTTGTTCGCTTTTGCTGTTTGGTCTTGACGTTATTGCTTTGGCAAATCTTTGAAATAAATTAGGGTTTTGTTCTTTGTTTAATCTTTCAATCTCAGAATCGAAATCGCTTTCTAGTTCTAAATCAACATCACTTTCATCAATTAAAATCCAATCTTCGCCTGCGGTTTCTCCTTTTGAAATCAATTCATCGGCAAACTCGAAAGGAGTTTCTACTTCACTTGATAAGGTTGTTTGTGCAGGTTTAGCTTTTGTTAGTTCGCCATCGCCTGACAATGGTTGTAAAGAATCAAAAATTAAATTCAAACTTGTTTGCGCTTCAATCTGAATAATATCAAGCGTGTCAAGTATCATTTGCTGAAACGGTTTAATTGTCATATTCTCGTATAAGATATGGCTGTTTTTAAGTTCGTCTGCATTACTAGAAAAACCCGTTGTTGTAGCGATTCCAAATAGTAAAGGCGATGTTACGTTATGACCTAACATAATTTTATGCATAGCTTCCTCGCTTACGTACTTGTAATGGTCTGGAGCGTCGTTTAATGGAATAGTATCAACTGTGGTTTTTTTGGTTTCGTCTGAATTAAACCCTACAATTACCTTTTTTCCGTTAGCTCCTGTTAGCGTTTGGGTTGTTTTAGATACGATTAATTCCTGTTTCTCATGGTCTGGCACTCCATTATTAAAATTAATAACAGTTGTAGGGCTAAATGAGTTCTGAACTTCGTTAATTAGGTAATCTGCAACCTCTTTTTCTAGCACACAGTAAGGTAGTGCCCCGTAATAATCAACGTTTGAGTAGTATTTTTGTCCTACGGTATAGTTTCCACCCTTTAAAATCTGTATTTGACCGCCAAAACCAAAGGCAGGAATCGCTTTTGGAGGGAATTTTTTAGTGTCTTTCCAATTATCTGAATAATACCACCCCTCTATTTCGCCTTTATCGTTGCATTTTTGCGCTCTTAATAGCTGAAAAGGCACGTGTTCAACCTGCACAAGGCGTTTTTTACCATCGTAAATCAACTGAAAAGCGTAATTCCCAAGCATTTTAGCATCAATAATTACGTTTTTAAGACACTCTTTGCTTACTAACGACAAGAAACGGGCGTACTCATTAGGTCTCAACCTTGCATCATGTGCGCTAAGTCCTTTTCCGTACGCTAGTTTGACGAAATTGTTTATAATTGCGCTATTTGTAGTGCTAGAATTATATAAATCAATCAAATAGTTAAATTGATTGTTTGTGTCGCCAAATTCTACCCAGTCTTTGTTGTTGCTTTCTTTTATTTGTGGGCTTTTGTAGCTTTCTAGCTGAATAAACCTTACATTGCTTTCGTTATTACTGCTCATTTGTTACAAATTGGTTAGTCGTTACCTTTTGCGTGTAAACGTCTTTATTAATTGTATAATCTTCAACTGTTTGGTCGGTACAAAGTATCATATCGTGTAAAACTAAATCGCCTGCCGTATTAAATGCTTCAAAAGTTAGTTTGTCATTAACATTTAGCGACATAGACGCATTTACAAGGACAAAGTAATACTTTTGTAAGTACACGCTACTCTTTGTAAAATTGTATGTTGTGTTGTCCAATACGTTTTTAATAACGATAGTTGACACATCGTTCCCAATAGGAATGAATTTAAAAGTATGCAACGCATTATCAGGATTTGCTATCATCATATACCTATTATCGTAAAAAAGTGTATTTTGTTTTAAATTAAAAAAGCGATAGGGTTACTATCGCTTTTAGTTTGTTTAGTTTAATCGATTAAGAGCCTGAAACAACTGTAAATCCTGCTGTTGCCAAACTTACACCTATAAAGTTAGCTGGTACTGGTTCATCTCCTGACAATGTAAGAGTATATCCTGACATATCACCAAGTGCCGCACCTGTTACAAGCGTTCCTCCTGTCACTTCCATTCCTCTAGTTAATCCTGAGTAAAACTTATTCCCGTTATTATCTTCTACAATAACCTGAGGTCTGCCATAAGCCATTAACTTCAATTCTTTGTTCATTTGAGGCGTTAATTTTTTCAAAGACAATTCAATTACCTGCTCAAAATAAGTTGTCCCGTTATTTCTATCGGATTTAATATTTTGAACAAAGCTTGATGTGCCTTTTAAATCATACTTGAACGCTACTGGAGAACCTGCAACTGCATCGATAACATCTGTATCTGTTACATCATAAGTATATCCAGTCGCATCGCCATCATTTACGAAATAAACGGCTGTCAAACCGCCTATTACATCTTTACAAACTTCCTTTCTTCCTAGTGTTAAATCACAAGCCATAATATTTATGTATTAAAAAAGGTGGCGTTTATTGCACCACCTTTCAAGTTATTTAATCAGTTACTTAGTTTGCTGAATTAACGATTCCGTAAGTTACGATTTCTTCAACGTTTCCGTATTGGACACCGCCTGTCATTCTCATAACAATTCTTACGTTTTGAGAACCATCAATATCTGCCATATCGATAACTTTCACCTCGTTAGTGTCATTTAGTAATCCAGTACCGAACCATAGGTTTTCAGTTTGTGCAAAAATAGCAGTATTTGCAGCCAAGCCTTGAACCATTTCCAACTGTACTCCGTCGATTTGTAGTCCGCTTCCCATTGAATACCATTGAGAACCTTTTGTATCAGTTCCTGATGCTCCAACTCCGTTCGCAGCATAACCGCCTAACGCCTGCACATAGGCTTTGAAAATGTTTTGTGCTACAAATATTTTTCCACCCTCTAATCCATACAATGTCGCAGGAATAGCGTCAACAATTTTTTGTAGTTCTGCTACTGCGTTTGCGCTTGTTACGGTTGTTCCTGCAACTTCATTCGCTGCTGGTAGGTTTGCATCAAGGGCTAAAAGGGTTGCAAATCCGTCAAACTGTCCGCTAGTTGTAGCGACACCTCTCCAAATATTAACCTCGTTTTCTGCGGCTACTTTAGCAACGTGATTCGCTACTAAGAAATCTGCAAAAGTTGGCGGCAAGTTATCAAATGCTGAGTAACCCATTGAAATCGCATCCCAATCAGAACGGAAATCTTTTTTGCAAAGTTGGTTGTTAACTTGTAATTCTTTAGGCTCTAAAATACGCTCGGTCAATGTAATTGTGCCAGTAGCGTCAAAGTCACACGTTCCATCTTTCAACAAAGAACCCTGTGTTAATTTCTTAACTACTTCTTTATATTTGATGTTCGGTTTAATTGTAACCAATCCTTTTTCTAAGGTTGGTGCAGAAAGCAAAGCGGCTGAAATATATTTTCCTGCGGCTTCTCCTGCGTAGGTTGTTGAAATGCTAGTTGTTGTTGACATTTAGTATATGTATTTTTTGATTAATGATTATGCTTCTGACGCCCAAATTCCAACACCCCCAACAATAAACCATTTTGTTAACGCTACTGCTTTTAAAGTAACATAATCGCCATTGTTTGCGGTTGCTTTTGTGTTGTTCAATTTTTTACCTACTACTCCGCTTGCAACTGAATCAGCGGCTGCGTTTGCGATACTTCCGTTAATTCCATCTACTGCGTTTGGATCAATTGATAATAGTACTGCTCCATCTGCTCCTGTGTTTCTAAATGTAAATTCCATTCCGATAGTATCGGCTGTAATAATTGGCAAATTCATAACAATAGCGTCTGTTGCTACGTTGTAAGTTCCTGCTCCTGCGTCTGCTGCTGTAAAAGTAGTAGTGGCTGAAACTGTTGTTTGTTTTGTACGACTCAATACTGGGTCATTACTAACTGAAATAAGTGTTCTTTCTGACATCGTTGTTTAGTTTTTTGAAAATAGTTTTTTATAAATTTTGCTCTCTGTTGTTTCAGGTCTTTTGCTGTGTAGCAAATTAACTTCAACTTTCTTTTCATTTTCAGGGTTAAAAACTAAAGGTGCAGGAGCGGCAGATAATTGAACTTTAATTGCTTCCAATTCTTCTTCTAATTTTGCGCTCTTTTGTTTCTCTAGTTCCAACTCTTGTTCTTTTGCGAAAAAAGTTTCTTTTGAAACTGATTCAACAATTTTTTTTGGTTGTTGTTCTGCTTCCATTTCTGGCGCAACAACTTCCTCAGGCACTTCTGCCTCAGGCGCACCTGCTGGCTTAACCTCTTTGATAATTCCCTCTTGTTCTACTAAGATGATTGAACCATCTTGAGTTTTGTACTCACCTACTGGCATTGCTACAATTCCCGTTTCAGATACAATACCGATAGAATAATCAGGCTCAAAAGATTCTGCTTCCACAATGGTAACACCATCTTCCAATTTCATCTGTTCCAATTTAACTTGAATAGATAAAAGTGCTTTGATTTGATTTAACGTTTTTTTGTACTCCATTTTGATTTATAAATTAATAATTACACTCGTTCCTTGATTCTCTAACGAACCAATACCCTGATTAATTAACTCCCCTTTGCAACATTCACGGCTGTATGTTTCTTCATCTGCACACAAACACCCTCGTTTATTATTGGTCGGACTAGAGTTAGTTTTCATTTTCTAGTATTTTTTTGATTTGCTCGATGATATTTTGCTCCTCTTTCATTTGCATTTTATCAGCAAAAAATCCCTCAATAGAAAATCCTTTTACTTTGCCGCTTTTTACATCATTCCAAACCGCATCATTATTGCACTTCATTGAAATCATCCACGTACCTACTGGAACTGAAAAACCGTATAAATTTGATTTGTCTTTTTGAGTGTCCTCAACAATCCAACTTTCTGTAACAGTCATTCCATCAATATCTTTTTCGTGTTGTTGTGTGGCGTTAGATTGATTGTTATTTATAAAGAATAACTCGGATGCTTTACGTACTGTTTGCTCGCTAAAAAACACATAAAACTCCTCGTTGTTTTCTTTTCTGTAAATCTTTTTGTTTGGAATTAAAGCCGCACCCATTAAGATTTTCTTTTCTAGGTTAACCTCTTTTAATTCTACTTCAACCTGTGATGAAAGCGCAATAAAATCAGATTCAATTGCAGGTCTATCAACTACTGAAATAGCATCGATACCATCTTTTTCATTTTCGATTACAAGTTCTACAATCTTCATTTTTTACTGCTTTTAAAATATTATCGTTAAAAAGTTTGGTTTGTTGTATTTTTGTTTTTACATTCGTGCTTTAGGTTTAAGCATAATTGATTTTTTGGGGCTAACAGCTATCTTTTTGGTAGCTGTTTTTTTATCCTAAACTAGCACTACTAATGGCATTTCTATCTAATGATTGACCGCTAGTAACGTCTTGCGCCACTACATAAGTTTTAACTGGTGTTTGCTCACGGTTTGATAATGCTCCTGCTAATTGATTAACTCCGCTATTACCTACCACGTTGAAGTTAGG